CGTGCTTTATGGTCTGCTCAACTACCTCTGCCGTGAGCTTTGCCAACTGGTCTAGGTCGATGCTGGGGTTCATCGCTTGTATTTTTGCGAGCCGTTCCTTTACCCGATCTTGGAGCGTGTCGATATGCTCTGCCATATCGGGCGTGTAACTAGCCAAGATGCTATCCGCTGGGTCTTGGCCGAGGTGGTTCATTTACTGGATTTCCACAACTGCCGTCCGTCCCACCCTCGCCAACTCCCGCCTTGCCTGCCGTTCGGTTGCATAGAATAGGTCGATAACTGGTAGCTTGGTTTTACCCGATGCCTTGCGTGCAATAACTGCCGTACCGGTATCGTGTGCGTGGTATGCCTTGCCCTCAACTAATAAGGTCGTTCCATAGGGGATGATTTTAGGGTCTACTGCACAAGATTTACCAGAGACCAACCGTTTTCCAGTTGAACTTTTCCACCCAAACTCGTCCTCTCCTAACCAGTATGCCGTGATGCGAGCCTTGATTGTTTTCTTGGCTGGTGGCTTTGGCATTTCGATCATTATGTTCGCCGCTTGGCTTGAGCATAAGAGCGTGATTGCTAGGATGATGATGGCTTTTTTCATCGTTAAGAAGTGAAGCCGTTCGCACAAATGGCGGTAGCGTCTTGAGGGTGATTCGTCTCCCTTGGTTCTTTTGCCTTCTGCCGTGTCAATCGTGGCCTTGAGCCTCTCGATCTGCGACTCGATTGCCTTGGCCTCCATCTTATTGATTTTCTTGTTCACGCTTCAACGGCCTCCCGCCAATGGCATCGCTTGTTTCGTCTCTTGAGCTTGCCATTCCCCTCAAGACAGCGCAGGTGATACTGGATTGCTCCGTGGGTTTTGCGTAGAACTTGGGCGATGGTGCAAGTCGGAATCTCGTTAGTAATCAAAGTGAACACGGCATCTCTCAGCATATCGATAGTCGCTTGGTTGCGGTTCTCTGCGTAGAGTTTCGCCATCTCCTTGCCGGGGTAGCGGTCGGACAAAATGCCCTTGGCCTTTGCCTCGGAGGATGTGAAGGGTTCGTTCATCGAATGTGCAAGCTACTTTGAGTCTGATTTGAGGCAAGGGATGATTTTAAGTTGTTCATTTCTGCAAATAATACTCGGCCACTCGCTTGCCGCTGTTGGTTTGAACTGTTCGCTTTTCAATCTGATGCCCCGCCTTTTTCAAGTCGCAGATTCGGCTCGCCAGCCGGAAGCACTTGAACCATTCCAACGCTTCCAGAGCCGTGAGTGTTCGCCCCGATTGCAAGTGTGCTAGGATTCGAGCGTTCTGGTCGTGGCCTTCTGTCTTTACTGGATGCGTTGTTCGCATAAAAGGCAACTCAAACTGCTCGGCCTCTAACAAGGCGATCATTTGCTTGCCCTTCCGGTTGACTTCCGAGCCGTGAAGTTTTTGCTTTTTGCGTTCACGATTGAGGAGTGATGACATCCCCAAGCGTTAGCAATCTCCTTTACAGTCAGTCCCGACTCATATTGAGCCTTCCAAATGCCCCAACGCTTCTGAACTGTGTTGTGGGAACGATTTCCCCTTGCCCGATAACGCCCGAAGGTTGGCCGTAGCTCCCTTGGGATGTCTAGGGGGGTGGTTGTACCCATAACTAGGCTTGCAAGCCCTTTAGAGGCCAATTCTGAGCGATTATGAGCCATCTGGGCGGTGAGTGTGGATACCATTTGCTCAAATTCTTTGATTCTGTCTTCGCATAGTTTTACCCGATGGATGGTTGCCGCTAGGACTAGCTCTTGCGGGTGAGCAATCACGGACAACCTGCCTTTTCCCACGCCTCAAGCGTCTTAAAGCCCATAATTTTATAAGTTGGTGGGGATTCACAGCCCGATTTGATTGGTTTCTTCATTGGTTGATTCCCTTTCATTGGTTGTTGGTTGCTCCTACGCTGACAATTTCTGGCACACGCTCGCCAATCCTTAACCGATGCCCTACCCCCCACCTTCCATCCATTGCTCTGGTAGTAATCAAAAGCCGACTCTGCATCCGTCAGTCTCCATCCGATCTCATTTGCAAAGGCAATCCATTCAGCGTGCGTGGGGCGTAAGCCCTCTCTCTCTTTCTTGTTATCCTTATTACTATAACTCTTACTATTACTATTACTCTTATTATATACGATAGATGGTTCATCTATGGACGATAGATGGTTCATAGATGGTGCATCTATGGCGCATCTATGGGTTATCCTTCGAGCATATCCAGCCGATCTTTCCTCCATCTTTGCCAGTCCGGATGCCACTCCTCCGTGATAGATTGCCCCATCTTTAATTTCATAAACCCCTGCAACCTCAAGCTCTTGAAGGAGTGGCTTGGCATCTTGCCCAACCATCCGACTGATCTGCTCTGGGCTTGGTGGGTTGCCGTTGATCGTTAACTTCCCGCCGGCGTTGGCCTTATACATAAGGCATAATAGGTGAATCCATAGCCCCTTGGCCTCAAGGCTCACCAAGGCCAGCTTCTCATTCGCAAGCCAGCGATTAGGTTCAAATGGAAACCAGAAAGAATCTCGCTTCACTTTTTCTTCTCCGCATCTCGCTTCTGATACTTCTTCGCTCGTTCCAGTAGTTCTTTAGTGATACGATGCGAGTAGTCTAGGTGGCTGATGATGTCCTTAAAGTTTTCCACTTCTGCGTGGTTCAATCTCTTAAACAAGTCTTTTAATCTTCTGCTAACCAGTCCGTGAAACTCATCGACAAGGCTCAATCTTTTGACGCTCATTTTTTAATTCTCCTCCATATATCTTTTACTAAATCCAAGAATAGGTCGGCCAGAAATAGAATGATGAGAAAAATACTCAAGCATCCTATACCTACCACGAACAATTCCCACAAAACTTTCCCGATGGATGAAAGGAAAGTTACCATTTAGGTGCTTTCGGCCAGCTTGCCCAAAGCCGAACATCATTTTCAGAATGCCCCCAGCTTCGAGAGACAAACGAGCCATCAATGAAACGACCGACAACAACCTCACCGCCGATATCCATAAGAACTCTTTCATCGTTATATGGTTTCTCCTTTATGGTTTTCCAAACAAGCATTGACCACTTAGTTTGTGGAACTTCGACATCAACGACTGACATCTCCGAGCCTCCTAATTGCAAGGACGACCTCGTTTAAGATTCCGGTGATGACTGCATCCTCTGTTCCGTCTGCCAGTTGTTGCACGAGGTCGGCACATCGTTCTCTTTCAAGATCGGCGGCCTTACTCCTCACATCGTTAAGTATGTCTTGGATAAGTTCAGAATGGGATTTCATCGGGTGTTCCTTTACTTAACGCCTCGCTCTCCAAAAGAATCTCTTGGATGATTTCGTTGCGTATGATGTCATTCTTATATGGTTGGCCGTCCTTGCCGGGTTTGAGTTCTTGTTTGCTCAACCAGTCCAAGTAGTCCAACCCCTTCTCACCAAAGGCGGCGATCTGACGAAGGGTAGAGCCTTTATACTTACCAAACTTCAACTCCATATCCCTAGGCTCTGTGCCGTTGGTTTTATTAGGAGAGTTGAGCTTGGCCGTGATATCTGCTAGGTCTGCTTTACTTATCTTGGCTGGTTCGGCCTTTGGGGCTTCCTCAAACTTATCCGTGTTGATATCTTGGAATCCACCATAAGGAACTTCCTCGGCTGGTGTGGTGGAAAGGCTCTTGTCGATTAGGACTACGATATGGGCAAAGGCAGAGCGACAAGCCCGACTGATTGCACGAGTCTGGCACATCGCCCTCTTGGCGTAGGTCGGACGCTTCTCCCACATCGGCTCGTCATCACCCAAGAAGCCCTCGGCTTGGGAGATCACTTGTCCGTTGTCCATTCGTTTCACCTCACCGATGCACCGATAGCCATCTTCAAGCCTCTCCACATCTCTTGCGGAGGCAACGCATCCGTGAGCTACTGCGATGGCTTGCCAGCCCTCAACCCGAACATAATCTTTCTGGCCGATGCGTTGGCAAGTTTCTTTGACTATGGCACGACAAGCCCCCGCCACATCAGTCGCTTGTCGGATATGGTTAGAGACTCCGTTGCCATTGTGTACTGCTAGTTGGTCATTCATTTGTTGGTTCTTTCCTTTGTTTATTGTTTTTTCTGTCCGTCATCGAAAACGCCAAAGCCTTCGGCGTTTTCTTTCTGTGTCTTGGGTAATTTCAAAAATCTAAAGTCATTCCGCTGGTCGAACTCTGTATCGGGGAACGCTCCAAACACTCTCACTACCCATTCATCCGTAGTCTCATTTGGTAATTTTTTCTTGTCTGGTTCTTGATGCCAGAATGTAGGCAGTTCTTCACTCATTTGGTTTCCTTTCTTTTATGGTTTTTATTATCGGGGAAAGCCACTTGGTGCTGATGTCGTGGGAGGGTATGCGAAAAACTAGGATGCCCATCGAAGAGGCAAGGTTGTATTTTTCCATATCATTGAGGAATCCGGAGGGTCTTGTGTGCCTGCCCCTCGTCCACACCCCGCCCTCTAGCTCGATAGCGATGCCAGAGGTTAAGAAGTCCACATAGTAATCGAATCTAAACCTTCTCCCCTCCGCAAACTTATGTTCCCTCTTTAGCTCCCCACCGCCAAGGCTTCTCCATAGAAGCTCAAACTTGGCTGATGGGGAGAGCTTCATTTAGTTACGCCCAACCCAGTTCTTGCTAGGAAGGACTAGCTCTGGTTGCTTCGGTTCTTTTGGCTGGTTGCCCTCGGCTACGATCTTGTCCATCTTATCTAGCTCGGCGGCCACGAATAAATAAAACTTCCTTCGCTCATAATTCTGCTGGTCGATGTGCTTTGCGAATATTCTCACCCCTTGCAAAATCAGAAGCCCAAAGAAAACTACGAGGAAAATAATCACCAGCGTATCCTCTGCTTCTGCCAAGCGGGGGAACAGTAAGAGGGGTTGGTGATGTAGGGGTACTTGCCATCATCAAGGGCTTTCATCACAAAGCCTTCCCAGATTACTTCTCCCGCCTTGTTATTTTGAAAGTTCATCTCTTCCCAGATTGAACTGATCTTGTGGTGGGCGAGACGGACAAAGCGGAGGAGTTTATTGTTTGGGACATCAAAGGTAATGGCTTCCAAGTGTTCGATCTCCTTCATCCTCTCGGCGTAGGGCTTGGGGTTGGCGGGGTCGAACGCATCCATCACCACGATTGTTCCTTTGCCAGTCTTGGTGCGCTGTCCCATAATTTCGCAATCTACAAAGCGTGACTTGATTCCAGCACCAAGAATCCTCTCGGCCATCAGATTATGATTCGAGGCGAACTTGCCGTGGCGGTTGTAGCCTTGCTTGGTTTCTTGATCGAACCAGCCCCGCCATCCGTTGAGCTTGCCCTCAATGGCTGTTTCTTTTTTGAACTCAATGTGCCAAGCCGGAACTGCGGAGGCTTGCGGTCTAGCGGGGAGTGGGAAGGATGTCATTGGTTTGTTGTAGGATTTTGATTTTAGTTGTAAAGTATTATTTGAGGAGATGTTCAACTATTATAAGTACCGAGCCAGCCCCGATCACGAGGCCAGCGATATAGGATATGAGAAGCTTGGTCATTTGGTTTATTGCCTTTCTTTATTTTTTTACCGCTAGGATTCCACACCCACAACAATTCGAAACCTCTATTCCAATAAAGGATTCATTTTCAAAGTGACGGAAATAATCCCTAGAACCAAAGACAAGCCAAATAGCTCCACGAATTACTTTGTCTGCCTCAACTGGTGAGAAATCATCCTTGACCGCCGAAACACAATCAATCATCCCATCAAAGCGAGATGTGGTCTTGCTGAAAAGCCGATCAGAGTTTTTTCTGATAAAGGCCTTAAAGGTGGAAAGGGTGATTCGTTTCTTCGTCTCGCTCACTTGAACCGGTGCGAGTTCGGTTGTCGTTGTTGTTTCTTGCATACCCACACCCTATCACACTCCCCCAAGTTGTAAAGGGTTTATTTATGTTATTTTGACGATTGTTCGTAAGTCCCTATAAACACGCTACTTATGGGGGTGCTTTGTGGGGAGAATCTTAAAGATTTTAAGGTTGCGAATCACACGATGATCTTTTCTGGCAACAATAAAGGGATGTCTTTTCATCTCCACTTTCTTTTGTTCGAGCATTTGATTGAGCATCCTCGATGTCGTGTTCATTGATTTCTGCCACAACTTACTGACTTGTTCCCTCGTATAATATCCCGCCGGCTGGGGTGGAGCAAACTTGTCTTTGATGTGTTCCGACAAAAGTTTCTGCCAAGGATTTTGTGCTTTCATTAAAAAGCCTTTATGTCGGTGGGCAGATAAAACTTGTTGCCTCGTTGCCTTGCTTGAAAAACTTCGTGCGTCTTGTCTGGATAGATCGCTCCGAACGCCCAGCCGTGTTGCCAGCGGAGTCTGCGGAGTTGGCCTCGATTATACTCGGGAGTCTTGTTGCAAAGGCATCCGATATTGTATCCAGTCCGAGGGTCGATGGATACGCTTCTAAAATAATCGATGGCGTGCGTATGCCCAAAAATAACATCGCCGTAAGCGTCTGCGTGTTGCTTCCCGCTGTGCATTGCGTGGCCGTAGCCGTGAACAAAGGAAAGCCCGCCGCACTTGTAAATCCCGCCGACTGAATCATAAGGAAACATCCTCGCCTTGGTTTCCTTCATTATCAATTCGATATTCTCAATCCCATCATTGGCATAATCACGAGCTACTCCGCTTCGGCAGTTTCTAGCCATATCATATATTCTTTCGTCGTGGTTGCCCCGCAGAAATATTCTCTCATCTCCGTACGAAAAAAACTCCCTAATAAATTCCTCCCCAGCATCCCAATCCTTTTGTAGACTCGATGCTTGCTCCTCGTCTCCTGCCCCCTTGCGAATGGCTCGAAAGTCCCAGAGATCACCTATGCAGACCACAAGCCCGCCATCCTTGCCGATGTATTCCTTGGTAAAAGCAAGCAGGGCTTTCACCGAGGGAGCGTCTTGTTCATCGCCGTGAATGTCTCCACAAGCGACGAACTTAATTGGCTTCATAATTGAGGTTTAGATTGACCAGTTAAAGTTGTGTAAATTAAATTACAACACTCTCTTGCTCTGGGATTTGTCAATGT